TGAAACCGATATTTACGGTACTATTAACCGTAGCTATATCGGTAACTACTCTAACAGCTACGATAATAAGTGCTTGCTTATTACAGCTATCAAGGGCTACCTTAGAGGGCTGGAGGCTACAGAGGGTGGTAAGGGCTACCTCAAGGCAGATAGCTCTACCATTGAGATCAATGTAGCTAAGCAGAAACAGTATCTTGAAAGTATCGGTGTAGATACCTCCGAAATGGATGAGCAGGCTATCAAGGAGGCTAATACAGGCTCTAAGGTATTCCTTAAGGGTACTATTAGTATTCTGGATGCTATTGAGGATGTTGACATCTTCATTAACAAGGAATAAGGAGGGTTAAGAGATGGCTGTAGAAACTAAAAGAATTTGTAACGGTACTTTTGGTGAGGTGTGGCTTGATGGCGATTATGTCGGAGAGTGTTATAAGGCACAGGCTAAGGTAGAGTTTACAAAAGAGGAGATCAAACAATGTGGTACCTTTTTCACGGATAATAAGGTAGTTGGCTGTAAGGGTACTGGATCTCTCACGATGCACAAGGTTAATTCCAGAATGGCTCAAAAGGTGGCTACTCTGGTAAAGAATAAGCAGGATGTACGCTTTACTATCATTAGTAAGCTGGCGGATCCAGATGCTTTTGGTGCTGAGAGAGTATCTATCTCTGGTGTGCAGTTTGACGATCTTACTCTGTTTGATTGGGAGGCACAGAAACCTCTTGAAACGGAGGCTCCGTTTACCTTTACAGGGTATGAATACTTGGATCAGATCACTCCTCAATAATAAGGGATAAGTAAGGTGCTTTATGGGGAGGTGTAAAAACCTCCCCATTTTTTCATTTTTATAAGAAAATTATAAGGAGGGCTATAAAATGGCTACTAATACTAAGAAAACTACTGAGCAGGTTGAGGAAACCGTAGAAACTAAAGAGGCAGTTAATGTACTGGATCTCTTGCTGGGCTCCGATGTGGGAGAGATTAAGCTCCCTACTAAGGAAATGGAGATTACACGCCTTAGCGGTGTGTTTGGTGCTCCGTTTGTAATTACCGTATCCGCTCTTTCTCCAGATCGTTATGAGGAGGTACAGGATATGGCGGTATCTGTTAAGGGTAAGGATGCAGATATTGAGATCTCCCTCTTGCAGGTGCTTGTAGTTATGGAGGGCGTTGTGGATCCTAGCGGTAAGCCTCTGTTTAAGAATAAGGATCTTATGGCTAAGTTTAAGGCAAGTACGCCTAAGGAGCTGGTGCGTAAGCTCTTGCTTAGCGGAGAGATCGCTGGTATCTACGGAGAGATCGCTAGCCTCTCTGGTTTTGGCGATAGTGCTGTTAAAGAAGTAAAAAACTAATTGATACGGATGGGCTTACCCAGATGATGTACTACTATTGGAAAAATGGTAGGATCCGCCCATCCGTATTCTATTCTATGCCTAAGGGAGAGCTTACTGTGTTACAAGCCTTTTTTGAGAAAGAGGTAGAGGAGCATAATGAGCTAGTCAAGGGCACAGAGGGTAAAGGCGTTTTACCAGTAGCTATCATTAACTAAGTTTTGAGGAGGTGCGTACATTGATAGATTTTGGTGCTAGATTAAGCCTAAAAGATAATATGTACGCCACTCTACAGAAAAACCTTAAGTTACAGCGTAGCTTTACTGAGCAGGTGGAAAGAACTAGCTCCAGCATTAGAGGGCTGGGTAGCCAGAGAGCTAACCCTACGATTACCGCTAATGATAGAGCCTCTGGGGTAATCTCCAGCATTAGAAATACCCTTAACAATGTAGGCAGAGTACAAATGATGCCTACAGTAGCGGTAAGGGATGAGGCTAGTGCTAAGGTGGAGGCTATCAATAGTAAGATCCGTGAGCTGGGGAGAAAAGTAGCCTCCCCTATCGTTAGGCTTAAGGATCGTACCGCTGATGTGGCAGGAGCTATTACACGCAGGTTAAAGGAAATTGCTACTACATATACCCCTATTGTAAAACTTAGGGATCTAGCCTCTATAGGCTTGGCAAAGATCAAGAATACTATAGGCTGGCTAGGTAAGGCGGTAGCATATCCAGCCCTTAAGCTCAAAGATCTAGCTACTACTGGGATCAATAAGGTAAGAGTGGCGTTAAATGTGGTGGGTAAGCTGGTAGCACAGCCCATCATAAGGGCAAAAGATACCGCTACAAAGGTTATCAATAAGGTAAAAGAGGGCTTAAAAACCGTAGGTAAAACGGTGGCTAAGCCTTTTATTAACCTCAAAGATAAGGCAAGCCCTATAGTAAACAAGCTGAAAAATACCCTAAAGACGGTGGGTAAAACCGTTGCTAAGCCTTTCGTGGCTCTTAAGGATGGAGCTACAAAGATGCTTAACAGTATCAAACAGGGGCTTAAGGGTATAGGCTCTACGGTGGCTAAGGCTACAGTAGCGGTAAAGGATGGAGCTACTAAGGTACTTAGTGGTATCAAAAATACACTAGCTAGCCTTGCAAAGGGTGTAACTATTGCGGTAGGCGTGGCTGGTGCTGGAGTATCAGCTCTGGTAGGAGGATCCGTTGGTGCAGGAGCCTCTATGGAGCAAAGTATAGGCGGTGTAGAAACTCTCTACGGAGCGGATGCTGGAGTAGTAATGGCAAACGCTGATAAAGCCTATAAAACCGCTGGATTATCCGCTAATGCTTATATGGAAACGGTTACTAGCTTTAGTGCCTCTCTGTTACAGAGCGTGGGTGGAGATACAGCTAAATCCGCACAGATAGCGGATATGGCACTTATTGATATGGCGGATAACGCTAATAAGTTTGGTACTGATATGGCAAGTATCCAAAATGCGTATCAAGGTTTTGCAAAACAAAACTATACTATGCTGGATAACTTGAAACTGGGCTACGGTGGTACACAGGAGGAGATGCAGAGGCTCTTAAAGGATGCTACTAAGCTCACAGGCGTACAGTACAATATGGATAACCTCTCCGATGTGTATAGTGCTATCCACGCTATACAGGAGAATATGGGAGTAACAGGCACTACCGCTAAGGAGGCAAGTAGTACTTTTGCTGGATCGTTTGCATCTATGAAAGCAAGTGCTCAAAACCTCTTAGCTAATCTGGCTCTGGGTGGAGATATTACCTCCTCTATGGAGCAGTTGGTAGATACAGCTACTACTTTCCTGTTTGATAACGCTATTCCGATGATCGGTAGGATCTTTGAGGGCTTACCAGATGCTATAGGCGTGGCGATTGAAAAGGGTGCTCCTAAACTTAAGCAGTTAGGCGGAAAGATCATAACCTCTCTTAAGGAGGGGCTTAAGAGTATCTTACCTACTGAGATGGCTGAGCTGGTAGATCCAGCGTTTAGCGGTATCGGTAGTGCGATCTCTAAGGCGATAGCCTCCGCTAAGGGCGTTTTACAGGGAATACTCCCAGCCATAACAAATATCATTACTACACTAGCTCCAGTAGTGGGGCAAATTGGAGATCTGTTTTTTGAGGTAGCCCCTATCATAGCGGATACCTTAGGTAGTGCTTTTGGAGAGGGCGGAGGTATCGTAGAAACCTTTGCCGATGTAGTGAGCGGTGCGATCCCTGTAGTAAGACAGGTGGTAATGAGCTTGGCACAGGTATTTAAGACCGTGATCCCAGCTATCCAGCCGATCCTTACCACTCTAGGCACTATGATACAAACACTTTTCCCAGTAATTCAAAATATTATTGCTACCTTTGGAAATATCGTATCACAGGTATTTCCGATAATCGCTAATGTAATCTCTGTAGCTCTTAATGCGGTAATGCCGATAGTACAGGCTCTAGCTAATGTGATCCAGACAGCACTCCCTATAGTGCAAAATGTGATCTCTGTAGTGGCTGGGGTTATTCAAGCGGTAATGCCGACTATCTCCCAGATCTTTACTGAGGTGGGCGGAAAAATTGCAGAGATTATAAATACCGTAGTAGTACCTGTAATGAACACTCTACAAAAAATCTTTGAAAAGGTTAGCCCTGTAATCCAGAGTGCGGTAGAGATCGTGATGCAGGTAGTGAGCGTGGCGTGGAGCGTAATCTCTCCGATTATTGATCTGGCTATGGTACTCTTTGAAACTTTGTGGAATGTATTGGATCCTATTATTACAGCTCTGGTAGATGCGTTTACTTGGCTGTGGGATGTGCTGGAGCCAGTATTTAGCGGTATCGCAAACGGTTTAAGTATCGTAGGAGATGCTATTGGATCTGTGGCGGATTTTGTAGGGGATGGTATTGATACTATCGCTGGCTGGTTTGGCTTTGCGTATGGTAAAGATAGAGTACCTTACGATAACTACCCAGCTATCCTCCATCAAGGCGAAAAGGTACTTACACGAAATCAAGCGGATCAATATGAGAGGGCTATGAGCACTAGAGGCGTACAGCTTAACAATGCTCTACAGCCTGTGGATAGAGATCCCTCTAAGGATGGCAATACAGGCGGTATAGGAAGTGCAGGACAGCCACAGGAAGTAAAGGAAATCAGTAAAGCAGGTACTACCGTACACATTGAAAAGCTGGCAGATACCGTAGTTATCGAAAAAGAGGCAGATGTGGATAAGGTAGTAGAGGATATGGTTAAGAAATTCCGTAAGCTGGTACCTAATGTACCGTAAGGAGGTGGGTAAGTATGGAATTTTGGATAAAACAGGATAACAGCGGAGCTATCCAGCTCCCAGTTAAGCCTACAGAGTTTAATGTTACTGTAGCCCATCGTAATACGGTGGTTAATGTAATCCAGCTAGGAGATATTAACCTAATGGGTAAGACAGGGCTAAGGGAGGTATCTCTTAGCTCTTTCTTTCCAGCTAAGGATTATAACTTTAGTATAAACTCTGGGAGGAAAGCTCCTATAACCTGTGTAAATCAGTTAGAGAGCTGGAGAAAATCTGGTAAGCCTGTGAGGGTTATTATCACAGATCTACTCAATATGGAGGCTACTATAGAGAGTTTCACTTGGGGCGAAAGAGATGCTACAGGAGATATTTACTATACGCTGGCTCTTAAGGAGTATAAAAAGATCAAAACCAAAAAGGCTACGGTTACTGTAGCTACGGTACAGCCTACTACCAGAGAAACAAAAGCTCCAGAGAGTAGCTCTGGAAAAACCTATACGGTTAAGAAAGGAGATTGCCTCTGGAATATTGCAAAGAGATTTTACGGTAACGGTAGTACCTATATGAAAATCTTTAATGCAAATACAGGGGTTATCAAAAATCCTAACCTCATCTATGTAGGACAGGTAATAAAGATCCCTTAAGGAGGTGGTAGAGAGTGATAGTGGTACACAAAAACACAGATATTACAGAGTATGTAAGCTCTATAAGCTGGGGAGGCTCCAGATCGGAGGTAGCCAGAAAGTTAGAGCTGAAAGTAGTTAATGCTCCTCTGGATGATAATATTACTCCTCTTACCATTGATCTAGCGGATCCTGTGTACCTGTTTGAGGATGATGGGGTTACAGAGCTCTTTAGAGGGTTTGTAACGGAAAGGGAGGCTAGTAGCACACAGGGCGTAGTTACCTATGTAGCCTATGATCTCCTTTTCTATACCCTCAAAAGTAAAGCTACATATAACTTTAGCTCTAAGACAGCGGAAACGATTGCTAAGATGGTGTGTAATGATATGGAGATCCCTGTAGGCTCCTTAGCCAGTACAGGGCTCACTCAAAAGCTCATAGTACAGAATGTGAGCATATACGAGATCATTATGCAAGCCTACACACAGGCATACCAGCAGAACGGAGTAAGCTATAGAGTAACAGCTAAAAAGGGGCTCCTCAATGTAGAGGAGATGGGTAAGATCGTTTGTGAGATTGAGCTCACAGAGGATAGCAATATTACCAGCTCTCAATACAAGGAAACCCTTACTAATATGGTTAATAAGGTGCGTATCTACGATGGAGAGGGAAACCAAACAGGCGTAGTACAGAATGATGCCGATGTTAAAAAGTATGGTATATTCCAGCAGGTTTACACTAAGGAGGAGGGCAAGGATCCTACTACCACAGCTAAGAGTATGTTTAAGGGCGTGGAGAAAACCTTTACCCTTAACTGTGTAAATCATAATGGAGCTGTTACTGGAGCTGGAGCGGTGGTAAGAGATAGCTCTACAGGGCTTAGCGGTGTGGTTTGGATTGATGCCGATACCCACACTTGGAATAACGGAGTAGCCACTATGAGCTTAACGGTAACGCTTAAGCAGATGATGGATACAAAGGAAAATAACAGCTCCCAGAAAGAGGATAGCTCCTCTGGTAGTGGGAGCGGAGATAGCGGTAGCACAGGTACCTATACTCCTACTTACGGATCTAAGAGTAATCCTCCGTTTGAGGTGGTTAATAACTACTGGAGAACGGAAAAGGGCGGTTTTAATAACTACTCCGATGCTTTTAACTATTACTCCTCAAATGGAGGTAGCTCTAAGGGCTGGAAAATCTTAGATAAGAATAGAAAGGAGGTACAGATCTAATGGCTAATAATGATAGCAGTAGCAGTATGCAGAGCGATCAGTATTTTGCAGAAATGCTTAATATGATGAGGGAGCAAGGGCGGAAAGATAACCCAGTTACCCTCCAGCTAGGCGTTATGCAGAGTGCAAATAGCGTTAAGATTGATGATCTGGTACTCAATGCTGAGGATCTGTATATAGCGGATTACTTAGTATCTGGATATACAAGAAAGATTAAGGTACCTTATGTATCTGGGGTAACGGTAGATACCACACAGGAGAGCGGTTTTGTATCAGCTAACAGTAGCGGTAAATACTCCGATCCAGATACACGCACTAGCACACAGAGCCAGATAACCTTTACCGATGGGCTCAAAAAGGGGGATCTGGTAGCGGTGCAAAAGCTACAGAATACTAACAAATATGTAATACTTGTAAAGGTGGTGGAGGCTTAAAATGAGTTTATTTCCGTTTGCCACGAATGAGGAGATAGCTTTAGCCACTCCAGAGGTAACAGCCTCCTCTATCCGTGAGTATGAATTTGACTTTAAGAGCGGTAGGCTTACTGGTAGGATCGTGGAGGGCGTGGATGCTCTCTGTGTGTGGGCGTATTTAGCACTTAAAGCCCAGAGATACCGTTGGGTAATCTATAGCTGGGGTTACGGTAATGAGGTTTATGATCTCATAGGTAACTCTTATAGTGAGGAATACCTAAGAAGTGAGTGCAGGAGATATATGGAGGAGTGCTTATTTGAAAATGAGCACATTACAGGTATCGAGGATCTGGAGGTATCGCAGATCAAGGATGTACTCTATATCAAGTTTAGAATGATAACCGATGTAGGCAGTAAGGAGGTGGAGATGAATGTATGAGAGCCAAACATACGAGGTAATCCTAGATAGATCTATAGCTAGGGTGGCTACCGATGTGGATAAGCGTGAGGGCTCCTTAACGATGAACGCTATAGCCCCTGTATCAGCGGAGCACGCTAACATTTATATCCTACTGGATGGCATTATCCGTAATGGGTATGTAGATACAGCGGATGTAAGAGAGTATGTAGTGTATCGCTGTAGAGAGCGTGGCATTAACCCCTACGAGGCTACACAGGCTATCCTCAAAGGTAAGTTTAATATGGAGATCCCTGTAGGCTCCAGATTTAACCACGATGATCTTAACTATACCGCTAAGGCTTTTATAGAGAGCGTGGCGGATGCTGAGGCTGGAGTTACTTATTACTACTACCAGATGGAATGTGAAACCGCTGGAGAGATCGGTAATAAGAGCTTTGGAGAGCTGAGCTCTATTGAGTATATAGATAAGGATCTGGAGGGAGAGCTGGTAGAGCTCCTTATCCCAGCAGAGGATGAGGAAAGCATAGAAAGCCTTAAGGAGAGATACTTTAACTCCTTTGATAGTAACCCTTTCGGAGGAAACAAACAGGATTACAAGGATAAAACTAAGGCTCTGGATGGCGTGGGCGGTTGTATCGTTATCCCTGTGTGGGCTGGTGGAGGCACAGTTAAGCTAATCATTATTGATAGTGAGTTTAATAAAGCTACGGATATTCTGGTAGCCTCTGTGCAGGAGCAGATAGATCCAGATCCACAGGGTACAGGTAGCGGTATCGCTCCTATAGGGCATACTGTAACCGTTACTACTCCAGAGGAGCTTACCGTAAATGTGCAGGCTAGGATAACTCTTAATGAGGGGTATAGCTGGAGCCAGATTAAGGCTGAGGTTACTACCGCTTTAGAGGAGTACTTTCTGGAGCTGAGGCAAAACTGGGAGAATGGTAATATAGTAGTGCGTATCTCCCAGATTGAAAACCGTATCCTTAATCTGGATGGCGTGCTGGATGTAGCAGATACCCAGATTAACGGAGTAGCTGGTAATCTAGCTGTAGAGCAGGAGTATCTCCCTGTGCTGGGAGGTGTAACGAATGGCTAAAGAGGTTGATTTACTTAGCTACTGGATGCCTGTGCTTAGGAAAATCAAAGAGTTTAGGGAAATAGCAAAGGCTGAGGAGCCAGAGCTTAGATATTTACTAGAGGCGTGTGATCGTGCTATTAGTAATTTCTTTATCCCTACAGCCGATGAGTACGGTATCTCACGCTTTGAGAAAATGATGGGTATTTTCCCAGATGAGGGAGAGGATCTGGAAACAAGGCGATTTAACATACTTATTAAGTGGAATGACAAAGTACCCTACACGGATAAGGAGCTTTATAACAGGCTCCTTTCTCTGTGTGGAGAGGGTAAGTTTAGCATTACCCCTCATTATGAGGATTATGCTATAGATATTACCACAGAGGTAGGTATTAAGGGTGCCTTTGATGCCATTACTACCCTTATTCTGGATATGTTACCCTGTAATCTGGTGCTTACGCTGGAAAACTTCATAAAGGCACAGAAAACTACGCCTCTAACCGTAGGCGTGGCTCTTTCTACCGCTATGAGTTACCAGATTACAAACGATATTAACGAGGAGTACCTTGCAGGAGGAGCTCTTACCTTTGGTACAGGGCTTAGCAGAGCTGGTACTCACATTATTACCCACGATGCACAGTTTAAGGGTAGCCTAGAGGCTCCTGTTACTGGTGCTGTAGGCGTGGGTATTGCACATACTACCCTAATCACTCACGATCTGGATAGTAAAGCAAGCTCTAACGGTAATTCTACTGTAGGTACGCCTGTAAGTACAGCTACGGTAATTACAATTCAATCATAATTTAGAAAGGAGATTACTAAAATGGGTGCTTTTAAGAGTGCAGTAATCACAAAAAAGGGGCAAGCTCTTTTAGCTAAGGTAGTAGCTGGTACCGCAAAGTTTAACTTTACGAGTATCAAAACCAGCGAGGGCGTACTTAGCGGAGATCTTGCAAGCAAAACAGGTATCGGTACCGTTAAGCAGACCGCAGATGTAGCCTCTGTTATCCGCCAGAATGACAGTAATGTAAAGGTAAGTGCTAGCTTTTCTAACGCTAATCTCAATACTGGTTATTATGTGCGTAACATTGGCTTGTATGCTACGGATCCGCAGGAGGGAGAGATCCTGTATAGTATTTCCGTAGCGGATGAGAGTACCGCTACAGCGGATTGGATGCCTCCGTTTAATGGTATCGGTGTAAGTA